GAAGGACATTCGTCGGACGAACGGCCAGGAAGCCATCGTGTTGGAGAACGGCGGCTCGGTGGAGTTCGTGGCCCGGTCGAAGGGTTCGGGTCGCGGGTTCACGGTGGATGTTCTGGTGTGCGATGAAGCACAAGAGCTTTCCGACGACGCGCTAGAGGCGCTCATGCCGACTACTTCGGCGGCGCCGCTGGGGAATCCGCAGTGGGTGTTTACGGGTACTCCTCCGGGGAGGTTGTCGTGGCATGAGTGGTCGTGTGCGGGTGCGATTGATTTGGATGATCCTGTGCATGCTGCGGCGTCGAATCCGGCGTTGGGTGGCCGGTTGCAGTGGGATGTGGTGCAGGGTGAGCGTTCCCGGTTTTCCGATGAGGGGTTTGCGCGGGAGCGGTTGGGGATGTGGGATTCGGCGGGTTCGCATCGGGTGATTTCGGCGGATTCGTGGGGCCGGCTGGCGGATGCGAATCTGCGGGATGCTGGTGGTGAGGTTGCGGTGGCGTTGGATGTGTCGCCGGATCGTTCGACGGCGACGATTGCTTCGGCGTCGTGGACTGCTGATGGTGTGCCGTATGTGGATGTGGTGGAGTCCCGCCGGGGTGAGCCTGATTGGGGCATTCAGCGGTTTGTGGATTTGTGTGCCCGCCATGATGTTCGGGCTGTGGTGGTTGATGGGGCGTCGGCGGCGTTTTCGTTGGCTGATCCGTTGCGGCAGCGCGGGGTGACGGTGTCGGTGACGACTGCACGTCAGATGGCGGCGGCGTTCGGCGGGTTTTATGACGCGGTGATGGATGGGCAGCTCCGCCATTTGGATCAGCCGATTTTGAATTCGGCGTTGGCGGTTGCGCGGAAACGTCAGATTGGTGATTCGGGTTTTGGTTGGTCCCGTAAGGACAGTGAGTCGGATATTACGGCGGTGACGGCGGCGACGTTGGCGTTGTGGGGTTTGACTTCCAGCGAGGTCGCTGAGAAACCGAAATTGAGAAGCGGTAAAGCATGTTTCGTATAAAAGACGGAGCCCCCAGGGACCGTGGTATTGAAACCCGGCGCGCCCTGGTGGGCTCCTTCAGCAGGTGGTTTCGTTTCCTGAGCGGCCTAGCGTTTATCTCAGATTTGTCATGTCCACGACGGGCAACCCGCTGATGCCAACACAGTACACCGAAGGAGGGGTCCAGTAAATGCTGGATGATCAGCAGATTCGTGCCCTGGTCTCGGATATGTGGTTGTTGAGGCAGTCGGAGCGGACTGTTTTGGACAACATTTACGAGTACATGTTGGGTTTGCGGGGGTTTCCGCGGGTTCCGGAGAACTCAGAGAAGGAAATTCAGGAGCTGGCGAACCTGTCGATGAAGAACGTGTTGCCGTTGGTTCGGGATGCGTTTGTTCAGAACTTGTGTGTGGTGGGCTACAGGTCGGCGTTGGCGAAGGAGAATTCGCCGGCGTGGAGTATGTGGCAGGACAATCGGATGGATGCCCGCCAGGTTGAGGTGTATCGGCCTGCGGTGACGTATGGGGCGTCGTATGTGGTGGTGACTGCTGATGACGAGTTGGGGGCGTTGTGGCGTCCTCGTTCACCTCGCCAGTTGTTGGCGGTGTATGAAGACCCGCAGACGGATCAGTGGCCGCAGTACGCCTTTGAGATGTGGGTGGATAACACGGATGCGAAGCCGCGCCGTAAAGCAATGATTTATGACGACACGTATCAGTATCCGCTGGATTTGGGTGAGGTTCCGGCGTCGGCTATCAATTTCGATCCGAACAGTATTGATTTTGCGCGCACGTTGGGGTCGATGTCGGCGGATGAGCCGATTCCGCATGGGGCGCAGAACTGTCCGGTGGTGCGGTTCATTAACGCCCGGGACGCCGATGATGTGATTGTGGGGGAGATTTCGCCGCTGTTGGTGTTGCAGCGGGCCCTGAATTCGGTGAATTTCGATTCGATGATTGTGTCGAGGTTCGGGGCGTTTCCGCAGAAGGTGATCACGGGCTGGTCGGGGACGGCTTCTGAGGTGTTGTCGGCGTCGGCGCGCAGGGTGTGGGCGTTTGACGATCCGGATGTGAAAACGCAGTCGTTCCCGTCGGCGGATTTGGGTCAATATGATGCGAAGCTCACGGAAATGTTGGAGTTCGTCGCAACTGTGGCGCAGGTTTCGCCGGCGAAGTTGAATCCGAAGTTGTCGCATGTGTCTGCGGATGCGTTGGCGGCTGCGGAGGCGAATGAGCAGCGGAAGACGGAGTCGAAGCGGGACACGTTCGGGGAGTCGTGGGAGCAGTGTTTCCGGTTGTCGGGGGAAATCACGGGCGATACGGTGACGGCGGCGGACACTTCTTCTGAGGTGGTGTGGCGTGACACTGAAGCGCGCAGCTTTGCGGCGACGGTGGATGGTATTCAGAAGCTCGCCGCGTCGGGGGTTCCGATTGATGAGTTGATCGACATGATTCCTGGGGTGACTCAGCAGAAGATCATGGCGATTAAGGATGGTATTCGCCGGAATCAGGTCAATGGTTTGATTCAGGCGTTGCAGGCTGTTCCGCAGCAGGGGACGTTGCCGAGTCCTCCGGAAGAGCCGGGTATGACTGATGCCGTCACCAGATGAGGTTGGTAACTTTCAGGATTTGATTGCGCAGCTCGCAGCGGTCGCGATCACCCGCACCACGGATTTGCTGCGGTCCACGCAGGATGTTGCGGTCGTCCAAGAGGCCTACCCGGTGGTCGTTGATCCTTTCATCGCGGCGTCCGGTCAAGTGTCGGCGGAGTGGTACAGGAGTTTGGACCCGGAAGCGGAGTTTCCGGTGGAGGCGGCACCACCACCAGCTCGGGCGTTGTTGCAAACGAATGTTCGGTGGGCGTTGACCCAACTCGATCCGATCACAGCGTTGACGGGTTCGGCGGAACGCCAGGTTTTCTCGATGTCTCGGGACACCGTGGCGGCGAATGCGGATCGGGAACGGGTTCGGTTCGCCCGGTATGCGTCGGCGAACGCCTGCCCGTGGTGCCGGGTGTTGGCTACTCGGGGCGCGGTGTACCGGGCTGCTGATTTGGCGGTGAAGGGGCACGACAACTGCCATTGCATCGCTGTTCCGGAGCGTGGCGGGAACACCTACACCCCGCCGGATTATGTGGCCGGTTGGTTGGACGACTACAACACCGCTCGCGGTGAGGTCGGCGGGAACCTGGACGACATCGTCAACTACATGAGGCGCACCACCAAATAGCTTCCCCACAGTGTGTGGGGTTTGACGCCAACGCCGGCGGTTAACGGCGGTCATTGCCCCGGAAGGGTGACCCAATATGAGTGAAGAAACCTCTGCCACTACCGATTTGGATGGCAGCGATTTCCAACCAATCACCTCGCAGGATGCGCTGGACAAAGTAATCGGGCAGCGCATCGACCGAGTGAAGAAGCAGTACGCGGGATTCGATGAGCTGAAGGCGAAAGCCGAGAAGTTCGATGAGTTCCAAGAGTCCGCTAAAAGCGATTTGCAGCGGGCTCAGGAGCGTGCCGCCCAACTGGAAAGTGAACTCACCTCTGAACGTCAGATGCGGGTTCGTGAGTCCATCGCTGCACAGAAGGGCGTTCCGGCAACGGCTTTGACTGGCTCCACTCCGGAGGAGTTGGAGGCGTCGGCGGATGCACTTCTGGAATGGCGTCAAACGCAGCAGCGCGACAAACCGGGTAAGCCTGCCCGGGGTTTGAAGTCCGGTGTGACCGGCTCAGATCAGGGGTTGGACCCCAAAGAGGCAGCAGCGGTGGCCCTTCGGTCGCTGCGTCAACACTAAACACCCAAAGAGGACGAACTCGGCGGGCAACGTAGAGAGGTAAACAACATCATGGTTGATATCAACCGGTCAGATGTCTCAACCCTCATCGAGCAGGCCTACAGCCAGGTTCTCCTCGATGCGGCGGCGGCGGGTTCGCAGGCTTTGCAGGCCTTCCCCACTGTCAATCTGGGCACGAAGACCACGAACATGCCGATGCTCGCCAGCCTGCCTCAGGCCGGGTGGGTCACTGAAGATGTGGGTGACGCCTCCGGAACCAAGCCCACCAGCGAGGTTCGGTGGAAGAACGTCACGATGGTCGCGGAGGAAATCGCTGTCATCGTGCCGGTCCACGAGAACGTCATTGATGACGCCACCACCGACATCCTGACTCAGGTGTCGATGCTGGCCGGTCAGGCTATCGGGCAGAAGCTCGATCAGGCTATTTTCTGGGGTTACGGCAAGCCGGCGTCGTGGACGAGTTCTGCGCTGTATGCGGCTGCTTCGGGTGCAAGTCAGACTCAGACCATCACCTCCGGTGCGGCGAACGCCGATGACATTGTCGGTGCTGTCACTAAGTCGGCTCGGGCTCTGTCGGGTGAGGGTCTCCTGCCGGATACGTTGTGCGCGAACCTGACGTTCCGCTACGACGTGGTGAACCTGCGTGACTCGAACGGTTTGCCGATCTTCCGGGATGAGTCGTTCGCCGGGTTCAACACCAGCTTCTCGCAGAACGGCACTTGGGATAACTCTTTGGCCACTGCGTTGGTGGTGGATTCCTCGCGTGTGCGGGTGGGTGTCCGTCAGGACATTCAGGTGAAGTTCCTCGATCAGGCGACGGTGAACAACATCAACCTGGCTGAGAAGGACATGGTGGCGTTGCGGTTCAAGGCACGTTACGGCTATGTCC